ACGGAGAAGGCCGATAAGTGCGACCGGTTCTTCATCGGGGATCAGTGGGACGCAGCGGACAAGGCCAGACTGGCCAATGTGCGCCGCCCAGCGCTCACGATCAACAAGATCCTGCCCACGGTGAGCAATGTGCTGGGCGAGCAGATCAACAACCGGGCCGAGATCAGCTTCCGGCCCCGTAGCGGCGCGCCAGTCGAGATAGCCGAGATACTGACCAAGGTGTTCAAGCAGATCAGCGACAACAACCAGCTGCCATGGAAACGTAGCGACATGTTCGCGGATGGAGTGATCACGGGCCGGGGGTTTTTGGACGTGCGGCTGGATTACGGCGATGCCATGCAGGGTGAGGTGCGGATTGACCCGCTGAACCCGAAGAACGTGATCATTGACCCCGACGGCGAGGAGTACGACCCCGATACGTGGGGCGAGGTGTTCGTGACCAAGTGGGTCACGGCGGACGATATTGCGGTGCTCTACGGCCAGAAGGACGCGGAGTTGCTACGAAATCGGGAGCAGAGCTTCTTCCCCTACGGGTACGACTCCATAGAGGCCGTGCGCGACCGGTTCGGATCCCGGTTGAACCCGATGTACTCAGGGGACTACGACAACAGCAACGTGCTGCGCAACATCCGGGTGATTGACCGGCAGTACCGCATGATGGACCGCCGCAAGTACTTCGTGTCCCAGACAGGGGACATGCGCCCCATCCCCGAGGACTTCACCCGCGAGAAGATCGCGTTTTTCACGCAGCAGTTCGGGTTCCAGGTCACGACCAAGTTGGAGCGGCGGATTCGCTGGACGGTGATCGCCGACAGCGTGGTACTGCACGACGACTGGAGCCCCTACGAGCACTTCACCGTGGTGCCGTTTTTCCCGCACTTCCGGCGTGGGTCCACCATTGGGTTGGTGGAGAACTTGATCGACCCCCAGGAGCTGCTGAACAAGGTCAGCAGCCAGGAGCTGCATGTGGTGAACACCACGGCCAACAGCGGGTGGAAGGTGCGCGCAGGCGCACTGACGAATATGACGGTCGAGGAGCTGGAGGAGAAGGGCGCGCAGACGGGCCTCGTGGTTGAGGTTAACGGGGACCCGGACAAGGACATCCAGAAGATCGCGCCGAACCAGGTGCCCCAGGGTCTTGACCGGATCAGCTTCAAGGCTGAGGAGCACGTCAAGACCATCAGCGGCGTCTCGGACAGCATGCAGGGCTTTGACCGTGAGGACGTCGCGGCCAAGGCAATTCAGGCCAAGCGCCAGGCAGGCAGCACGAACCTGGTTAAGCCGATGGACAACCTGGCCCGTACGGATCACATCCTGGCGCGTAACGTCCTGGCGCTGGTCCAGCGGTTTTACACCGAAGAACGCCTCATGACGATCACGCACGACCAGCGCACGGGGCAGACCGAGACCTTCGCGGTGAACCAGCCCACTCCGCACGGCGAGGTGGTCAACGACCTCACGTTGGGTGAGTACGACGTGGTGGTCACCTCGGTACCGGCGCGCGACACGCTGGAGGACAGCCAGTTCGACCAGGCCGTCGCGCTGCGTCAGCTGGGTGTGCAGATCCCGGATGCGGTACTCATTGACGCCAGCCGCTTGATGAACCGCAAGGAGATCATCCAGCAGGTCATGGGTGACCAGAACAGCCCCGACGCGCAGATGAAGCGCGAGCTCGAGAAGCGCGGGCACGCGGCCGAGGTCTCCAAGCTCGAGGGCGAAGCCGCACAGAAGCACGCCGACGCCGGGCTGAAGCAGGCCAAGACCCAGGCCACGGCCATCGAGACCCAGATCGCTGCGCAGGGTGAGCCCGACGACGGCTCGGCCCAGGCCAAGATGTACGAGGCCCAGGTGAAGCACCAGCAGGCCGAGCGTGATGCAGCGCTCAAGCAGGCCCAGGCCGCGCGCGATGCGGACCTGAAGGAGCGGCAGTTCCAGCAGAGCTCTCAGCTGCAGTACGCAGAGATGGGCATGAAGCGGGAACAGATGGACATGGACATGCAGCTCAAGGCTGCAGACATGGCGCAGAAGCGCGACATGCAGCGCGTGGAGCAAGCACGACAGGCCGCGGCTGCAGCGCAGGCCCCTAGAAACGCAGCACAAGGAGCACCAGAATGAGCGTTTTTCTCCGATCCCTTCTTCACCCCTACCTGGCCCCAGCCGACGACGACGGCGTGATGGGCGGTGGCTCTGACACGGTCACTGACCTGCCCGACCCCGACGCTGACCCCGACGCTGACCGCGGCGACGCACTGCGCGACGCCAAGGACGAGCCGCTGCTCGAGACCCCCCAGGAGGGCGGCGACGTTGACCCCGAGGACCCTGACGCCGACCCGAAGGCCAAGGGTAAGGGCAAGGACAGCCGCATCCCCCTGGCCCGGCACAAGGACATCCTGGCCAAGGAGCGCGAGCAGCGCCAGGTGATCGAGCAGCGCCTGGCGCTGTACGAGAAGGGCCGCGAGGTCTCCGAGCTGGGTGGTGAGATCACCAAGATCGAGGGTCAAATGCTCCAGATGGAGCACCAGTACACCAAGCTGCTGGCCGAGGGTGAGCTGGAGAAGGCTGCGCAGCTGATGAGCCGCATCCGCCAGACCGAGCGCCACATCGCCGAGACCAAGGCGGACATGAAGGTCGCCGCCTCCGTCGCCCAGGCCACGGAGCAGGCGCGGTACAACATCAGCCTGGAACGTATTGAGGAGGCGTACCCCGAGCTGAACCCCGACGACGCAGACTCGTATGACCCGGACACCATGTCCGAAGTCGCCGAGTTCATGCAGGTCTACAAGCAGCGCGGCATGACCCCCACGCAGGCCCTGCAGAAGGCGGTCAAGCGCGTGCTGGGCTCCGACACGGCCAAGCAGACCAAGGCCCTCACCGTGGCCCCGCGCGTTAACGAGAAGGACGTGGCCGCCGAGCGCCGCAAGAGCGGCACCGCTCGCACACTTGACGCGACCAACCGTCAGCCGCCCAGCACCGCCCGTGTGGGGCTGGACAGCGACAAGGCAGGTGGTGGGGTCACCGCTCGTGACGTGATGAAGATGAGCCAGGACGACTTCCGCAAGCTGCCCGAGTCGGTGCTCTCGCGCATGCGGGGGGACACACTGTGAGCGCGCCCGACGTGGTCGAGAGCATCGCCCGTATCTGCCACCATGTGAACCGTGAGTACTGCTCGCTCGCGGGGGACTTCTCCCAGACCTCGTGGGACGACGCGCCACAGTGGCAGCGTGACAGCGCCATCGCGGGCGTGAACCTGCACCTCAGCGACCCCAGCGCAGGCCCACGCGCCAGCCACGAGAGCTGGATGGCGCAGAAGGTCGCGGAAGGCTGGGTCTACGGCCCGGTCAAAGACCCCGAGCGCAAGCAGCACCCGTGCGTCGTCCCCTTCGACGAGCTCTCTGAGTTCCAACGCGGCAAGGACTACATCTTCCGCGGTATCGTCCACGCTATGGCCATCGAGCTGGTTCGCCAGAACGAGGCCACGGCCGCGACCCCCGAGTAACCCGTACCCTCCCGAGACAACACGGTTGTCTCCTTGTCCAGCGCAAGCTGGCTTCACAGCCACGACCGTCGAGAGGCAGTCGTGGCTCTTTTTTCGATTACACTCACGTCATTCGGGCAGGCAGGTCACGACAGTACCTCCAACATCTCGCAGGTCGAGGCGACATTCGACGAAACACCGTCTTATTTCTGAACTCGAAAGGAGGCCATCTCGTGGCACTCACCAATTTCGGCGCCCTGACCGCCGAGCAAAAAACCGTCTGGTCCATGGAGTTGTGGAAGCAAGCCCGCAACAAGTCCTTCATCAACAAGTTCCTCGGCAAAGACACCGACTCGATGATCACCCACGTCACCGAGCTGAAGAAGTCTGAGAAGGGCGCACGCGCCGTGATCACGCTGCTGGCTGACCTCGTTGGTGACGGCGTGGCCGGGGACCGCACGTTGGAAGGCAACGAAGAGGCGCTGCAGACCTTCGAGCAGGTCATCCGCATCGACCAGCTGCGTCACGCCAACCGCCACGAAGGCCGCATGGCCGACCAGAAGTCGGTCGTCGAGTTCCGCGGCAACAGCCGCAACCTCCTGGCCTACTGGCTGGCTGAGCGCATCGACCAGATGGCGTTCCTGACCCTGTCGGGCGTGTCCTACTCCAAGACCTGCAACGGCGCCAACCGCGTTGGCTCGGACCTGCAGTTCCTGGAGTTCGCTGCTGATGTGTCCGCACCCACGGCCAACCGCCGCCTGCGCTGGGATGGCACCGCCAAAGCCCTGGTCACCTCGGCCGCTACGTCCGCTATCGCTGCGGCCGACATGCCCTCTTGGAACATGTTCGTCCAGCTCAAGGCATACGCCAAAGACCGCTATATCCGCGGTGTGGGTGGCGACGGTGGCGACGAGACGTTCCACGCCTTCCTGACTCCGCAGGCCATGGCCAAGCTGAAGATGGACCCCGACTACATGCTGAACCTGCGCCACAGCCAGCAGCGTGACAAGAACGACTCGCTGTTCACCGGCTCGAGCGTCAAGATCGACGGCATTTACCTGCACGAGTTCCGCCACGTCTACAACACCTCCAGCGCAGCCTCCGGCTCCAAGTGGGGTGCTGGCGGCGCGGTTGACGGCTGCCAGGTTCTGTTCTGCGGCGCACAGTCGCTGGGCATGGCCGATATCGGCGCACCGGAGTGGAACGAGAAGGGCTTCGACTACGACAACCAGCAAGGTATCTCGGTGGGCAAGATCATGGGCTTCCTGAAGCCCAAGTTCGGCAACATCTACGAGAACGGCGCGGTTGAAGACTTCGGCGTGATCAGCTGCTACACGGCGCAGTAATCCAACCAAGGAGCCCAACATGGCCAACGCAAAATTGACCCCCTCTACCGCCCGCCAGTACCCGCTCTTTGCGGAGGTGGCGTTCAACTACACCCAGCTCGCCGACACCGCCGTAGCCGTCCCCGCCATCAAGCTGCCCTACGGGGCGCAAGTGGTGGGCGGCTCGGTGATCGTGGACACCGCCTTCGACACCGGCACCTCCGCAGTGCTGGACGTGGGCGACAGCACCACGGCCAACCGCTACGCCAACGACGTGAACCTGAAGTCTGCCGCCCGCACGGCGCTGACCATCACGGGTTACGTCAGCGACGGCGCTGAGATCCAGATCACCCCCGTCCTGGTGGGCACCGCGGCGACCGCGGGCGCCGGTCGAGTGGTCGTGGAGTACGTGATCAGTGGTCGAGCCCACGAGGTTCAGACGAACTAAAGCAAAACACGACGGGGCTTCGGCCCCGTTTCTGTAAAACAAGGAGAAAACCGTGAAATTCACCATGCGTCGCAACCGCACCGTCGTGTCATCCCTGGGCCACTCTGTGGAGTTCGCCAAGGACATGCCCACGTATGTCCCGCCCGAGCTGTACCAGGAAGTCATGGCCGCTGGCGCCGTCCCCGAGGAGGAAGGGTTTGACCCCGTCCCCGCGCAGCAGGCCCAAGGCGTCGTCGAGCCCACTGACCCCTTCGTGCGTGAGGCTGCGCTGTTCGCTGCGTTCGAGGCTCTGAGCCTGCGCGGCAAGCGCGAGGACTTCACCGCCTCGGGCACGCCGCACCCCAAGGCCATGGAGAAAGAGCTGGGCTGGAAGGTCAGCAACAAGGAACGCGACACGGCGTGGACGCTGTACCGCACTCGCGGGGAGTGATCGATGAACTCGACAGAACTGCTCACCCTGCTGCGCACCGAGATCAAGGACGACGTGGAGCCCTACATGATGGGCGACGCGGTGCTGTACTCGTACCTCGACGACGCACAGAGTATGTTCTGCCGCCTCACTGAGGGGATCGAGGACAGCCGCACCGCGGGTATCACCGACCTCTCCGTTGTATCGGGCACTGCCTGGTACCCCATATCCAAGCTGATCCTCAAGCTGCGCAGCGTCACCCGCCTGGCGGACGGCGCTGTGATCGAGGTGGTTAACTCGGAGATGGCTCACAAGAAGGGCCTCCGGTTCGACGCCAAGGTCGGGCCGTTGGCCTGCTTCGTCACCGGCCTGCAGAAGAACGAGCTGCGCGCCTGGCCTATCCCCAACCAAGACGCCGAGTTCACGCTCAGCGTGTTCCGCCTGCCCCTCGTACCCATCACCGACGTCGGCGATCAGGAGATGGAGATTGACGCCCAGCACCACCGGCACCTGCTGAACTGGGTCAAGCGGCTGGTCTACGACAACCACGACACCGAGCTGTTCGACCGTCGCCGCAGTGACGAGTACGGCCAGCGGTTCGAGGCGTACTGCGCCCGTGCCCGGGTCGAGCAAGAGCGCGGTCGCAGGACCGTAGGGACGGTACTGTATGGCGGCATTTAAGGTCCCCCTCAAAATTGACCAGGGCGCGAGCTTCTCCAAGCTCGTGACCTGGAAGACCGGCCCCAGCCGCACGCCCGTGAACCTCACGGGCTGCACGGCGCTGGCGCAGGTCCGCACCACGCTGGAAGCCAGCACACCCCTGTTCAGCTTCGACACCGCCAACGGCTCGATCCTGCTGGGCGGCTCTGCGGGTACCGCCGAACTGGTCATGACGGACGAGCAGACCGCCGCCGCCACCTGGAAGAACGGCGTGTACGACCTCGTGATCACCTTTCCCGACGGGCACAAGCGCCGCCTCATGTACGGCAGTGTCAGCATCTCGCCGGGGGTGACCCGTGGATGAGATCCTCATCGTCGCCGACACCGAACTGCTGCTCCAGGACGACACCGAGCTGCTGATCGAGACCCTGCCCGGCACTGCCGAGCTGGTCGAAACCTCCACACAAGGCCCGCCTGGCCCTCCCGGCAGCGCGCTGGCCCAAGCCATCGCCGCTGCGTCGGTGAACGGCCACCGTGCTATCACTTTTGACGAAGGCGGTGGCGTGCGCCACGCTGACTGCACCGACCCGCTGGACGGCTACGTGTTCGGCATCTCGCTGAACGCGGCTGCCACGGGCGAGAACGTGGACGTGCGCCTCATGGGCACGCTGGAGCACCTGGGCTGGAGCTTCACGCCCGAGGCCCAGGTGTACCTGGGGCTGGATGGCGCCATCACGCAGACCGTGCCCGTCAGCGCCGTGTTCATCAAGCCCCTGGGCTACGCCCTCACCCCCACGCGCATCCTGCTCGCGCTCCAACCTGCCATTCACCTCTAGGAGTCCCCATGGCCCAACCGCAAAAATTCATCAAACAGTCTGCCGGGCGCCTCGTCGAGGAGGCCATTGAGTCCGTTGCCGCCAGCGCGGGCGCGGGCGACGCCGCCAAGCTCGTCAAGCTGAACGGCTCGGGTAAGCTGGACGCCAGCATGATGCCCGTGGGCCTGGGCGCCGACGCCCTGACCATGGTCGCCAGCGAGAACCTCTCCGCAGGCGACTTCGTGAACGTGTGGGACGACAGCGGCACCATCAAAGCCCGCAAGGCCGACGCCAGCACGGCAGGCAAAGAGGCCGACGGCTTCGTACTGGACGCCACCACCAGCGGCCAGAGCGTGGCGGTGTACTTCGAGAGCCGCAACACCGGCCTGACGGGGCTCACCCTGGGCGCGCGCTACTACCTCAGCACCACCCCCGGCGCAGCCACCAGCACGGCCCCCAGCGGCAGCGGCAACGTCGTGCAGTACCTGGGCCGCGCCAGCACCACCAGCAGCCTCGTGTTTGAAGCCACCGACGGCGTGATCCTCGCCTAAGCCGCCATGCCCACGACCGACCGCCTGCTCTACATCGGCTCTGATGGCCGGGTGCGCCAGCTCGGCTTTGACCCTGACGCCACCGACTGGGCTGGCGGCGGGGGAGGGGGCGGCGGCACCGGCACGGGCATCACGTTTGCCGAGACCCCCCCGTCGTTCCCGCACACCAACCTGCTGTGGTGGAACACCGCCAGCGGCACGCTGCACGTCCAGTACAGCGATGCCTGGGTCGTGGCGCTGAACGTGCGCAACGGCACCGATGGCGCCCAAGGCCCCTCTGGCAGCAACGGCGCTGACGGTGTGGCCACCCTGGCGCAGATGCACGCCGCCATGCTCTCATTTTAGGACCGCCCCACCATGGCCAAAACCTTCACCGCCCCTTTCGCCCAGACCCCGCAGATGGCCGCTGCCGTCTGCACCGCTGCGGCCACCTACGCCGACAGCGCGCCCACCAACACCCAGCTGCTGCTGACTGCAGGCAGCGACGGGGCCATCCTCACGCGCCTGACCGCGCGCCCGCGCGCCACGGTCACGGCCACGAACCTGCTGCTGTGGCTCAGCCTGGACGGGGGCACCACCAAGCTCCTGGTGGACAGCGCCCTCATGTCTGCGCAGACCCTGGCCACGACCACGGCCATCAGCAAGACCAACTTCGCCGACTACAGCGAGAGCGCCCCCATGCGCCTGCCCGCAGGCGCCAAGCTCTACGTGGGCGCGGCTGTGGCCCTGGCCAGCGGCATCGTGTTCGCCGCCGAGTACACGGACTTCTAAGCCCATGCCCTACGCCTTCGCCCCCCGCATGCCCCAGCAGCCCCGCGCGTTCGCCGCGCAGGTGCCG